TTTGGCATATATCTCTTGTACTTCAGGTGAGCGTTCATAAGCCTGTATAAGTGCATTCTGATAGCTCTGACCTTCTAGCTGTGCCTGTGCTACAGCAGGAGCCATAGCAGGCATAAGTTCTTCTTGGAACTTCTTTAGGTTCTCATTAGAGATATTGCCGTAGTCAAAGTCATAACCTTCAAAGTCTTCTAGGGTCTTGTCAAATGCAAACTCACCTACATTGCTAGTGTCTATGCCACCGGGTACAATAAACCTATCGTCAACTGGAGCAGCATAAGCACCTGCTTCAGCCATGTCAAAGCCAGATGTAATGTAGTCTTGTTCTGCTAATGTGCTTTGTAGGATATCATCAAACTGTGAGGTGTCTTCTCCAGTACGTAAAGCATCATAGTAAGTAGAGATGTTAGCAGGTTGTACTTGCGCTGCTTTAGCTGCATCTGCTTCTGCTTGTAGCCTATTACGTTCAGCTACTTCTTCTTTTAATGCAGCAAGTTTAGCTGCCTCAGCAGCTTGGTATTCACGCTCTGCTCTGCCTCGTTCTTCTGCTTGTCTTTGTAGAGCAACAGGGTCAAAGCCGCCAGCACCAAACAATCCTCCGGGTATAGTTATCTGCACTATTTACCCCAGTGAGACAAAGTTTTGATGCCAAAGCTAGCAGCTATAGCGCCACCTAAGAATGCTTTGTAGTAGTCAGGCATAGTAGACAATACGGAAAACCCTTCTTGTACATAGGGAACCATATCAGGGATGAAGGCTCCAATTAAAGGTAAACTCAAAATAACTGCAAACCATTCGTCCTTCCATGAGGACTGTGATGCAGCGGCTTGTTGAGTTTCCCAGTCTGCGTCAGCATTAATCTTACGCATTTTGGACTCATGGACAGCTTGCTTTTCAGCAGCTTTATTTTTAAGAAAAGTACCAGCTAAGTTAGCTATAGGGCTAATCAATGCTTGCCACATGTTACACTCCTTAAAGATAAAGCTAAGGGGCCACTGCAGCGCAGCCCCCAGCTAAATGATTGTTACTTAGGAACAACCAAAGTCAAACCTGACTCAGGACGTAGTACGTTTACGCCGTACAGAGTATCTGAGGTGAACAGGTTAGCAAGGAACTCTTGCTTGTACTGAGTCTGAGAACGAACTCCCAGTTGCTCAGCCATTACAATTGCATCCTTTTGGAACAACAGTGCGCCCAGCATGTCAACAGTAGCAGCAGTGTTATCACCGGCAGCTTCAACTACAGGGCAGTTGGTGCTAACAAATACGTCAATGCCGTACAGTTGACCAATCTGACCACCAGTTACCTGACCGTTGTTTACGAAGTCAGAACTTACGTAACGGTCAATACCCATGATGGTGTTGCGTACTGAAGGAGGAATAACGAAGCAACGGTTTTCCATTGGTACGTCAGCATCGTCCAGCTTCTGAATGATGCCACGGAAACCAGCGTCCGTGAATACGTCTGCGTTCTGTACAGTGTCAGCCGCATAAGTAGTCAAAGCGCCACTTGCAGAGCTATCTACAAAGAACGTACCGCCATTGTCGAGGTAAGTCGTAGAAGACGTACCAGCAGAGCCTAGGCCAGTAGCCAAGCTGTGCAGGTCGGTGTCAACTTGCTTAGCCAAAGCGTAGCCAGCATCTTCCGTGTAAAACTGACGTAGTGAGCTAAGAGCCTGTACGTCCGTAATGTCTTCAATCAAACGTGAGTATTCAAAGTGCTTGTCAATAGAGATCTGCACTTCACCTTCCGTTGCGTTCTGTACCGTTACAGCAGTGTTCTCAGCTTTAGCATGAGCATCACCACGGACAGGCTTAGGCACATGGATGGTATCACCCTTCTTGCCAGCCATAGACATCTTCTTGACAAGGTTTGCCAATACGAGGTTCTTTTGATAGGCTGCAACAATCTCATCACTCCAAATTTCTGGAATGAAAGTAGCTGCACTAGTGTTGTCAACGAACCCGCCAGTTGCGGGATATACTGAATCAGTCATAATAAATATCTCCTAAGATATACTATCTGACCCGTTTTTCTGCGTATGCCTTCATAATCTCTGGTTGTAGAGCAGCATAGCGGTCAGGGTCGGTTCTCATAAGGTTAATAATGTCTGCGCGTCGGTAGATCTTCTTAGGTGCTGACTCAGTACTACCACTGGCATTACCAGTAGAAGCTGCCTTAACTGCTTGCTTACGGGATTGCTCCTCTACAGCGGCAGTCTGCTGTACAATGTTCTGTCGCTCTTTCCACAAGCTAAATAGCTCATCAGCGGCTTCACTGTCGTACTGCTGGTCTGCTGCTACAAACAGCTTAGTCCTAACATTAGATGCCTTAATCCATTCAGCAAAGTTATTATCCTGCAAAATCTGTTGCATATCAGGGTGCTTACGTTGTAGCTCTGATAGTGCAGTGCTTGCACGATACTGTTGCGTTACGGCTTCAGCTTCCTTAATCTTAGGATGGTTCTGAATAGCCCTGTCTACAGCCTTATCAGGGTCTGTAAACCAATCTACTTCTTCGTCTTGTTGGGGTGCTTGTTGCGTATCTTCTGTGAGTTGTGTCTGGATATACGTATCAACAACTTTACGTAGCTCACCTACTTCAGAACTCTGTCGGCCCAATAGCTTCTCAGCTTCTTGGTGCATCTGTACAAGCTCTTCAGCAGTCTTGCCTTTGTACTTATCAGGTATCTCAGGTTCCTGTGGTTCAGGGGTTGCCTGTTGTTCCTCTGGTTGTGCAAACATCTCTAGTTGCTGTTCGTTATCTTCTTGATTATCCTGACGCTCAGGTTCAATAATCTTAGCCATTATTAACTCCGTACCTTAGTATTGTGGAGGTTTTTATTATGAAGGTTCTCTATGAGGTTTGCCTTCGCTCATGTGCCATGTGCTGTTCCCTACGCTTAACCCATCTGTCATGTGCATCAGGGAAGTCTCCACTGATACCTTCAAGATTAGATCTCACCGGGGAGATAACACGTTTAGCGTCCAAGCCACAACTGCACCTAGAAGTTGTGACATCAGACTTAACTAAATCTTCAAACAGTTTACCGCAAGGGCATCTAAAATCAAACAACCTCATCTACAGCTTCCTCAGAGTCTTCTGATTCTGCCTGTGATTGAGCATTGTCAATCTGTGTTTCAAGATTAAGTATGGTTGCTAGGATAGCTAACTGTCCCTTACGGAAGTTCAAGTTATCGTTATCCGTAGTCATCTCTACTGAGTTGATCTGTCCAACATTACCCTGTAAGTCAGAGATTAACTGTTTCCAGCCTTCTGAACGAAACATTGCAAAGTAATTGTTAAAATAAGTTTCTAACTCTTGAGTCATTGTATTTTACCTTTGTTAAAGAATACTTGTGTACACTAATGTACCTATACATTATAGCATACTTTGACTCATTTGTCAAGTGTTTTTTAATAAAAAATTTATCAGGAGCGCAAGTATCATAGGTAGTAGTATAACCACAACGCTAAAGATAGCTGCGTACTGCTTAACCTCCTTCCAGAATTGTCTCTTAGCTGCTGCCTTCCTAGCTAACTCTAGTTGTTTAGCCTTCCTTGCTTCAGCCATAGCAGTCATAGCTTCTTGATATAACTGCCCGTTACCACTGACCGTGAAGAGGTCTTTAATCTCTTTCATGGTCTCTTGTATTTGTTTCTTGGCTAGTGCAGCTTTGACAGCATCTGCTTCAGATAGCTTACCTTCATTCTGCGCTCTTGCTAGTTCAACTTCTGCACCGCCAAGGGACGATAGGAAACCAGAGATACTTGAGATGTCATTGGTTGTCTCAGCTACACGCTTGATAGCAGATGTAGCAGCATTGACACCAGCGACAATTGCACTTATCTCTGCTATCATTGGTTACTTCTTTTTCTTTTGAGTCATACGTTTTTTAGCTTTAGCTGCCGCTGCTTTACCTTTAGGGGTATAGCTGTACTTCTTTCCACCTACCATTGGCATAGTATTCTCCTTACTACCACTTAGATTTATTGGCCCAATATGCCGCAGACATCTTGCCCTTGGCTATATTCTTTGCATGTCGTGCTTTAAACGACTTACGCCTTGCTTTCTCAGAGGCTGTCTTAGGGTTCTTCCCTGCGCCACTGACTCCTTGCTGACCATACCTGATGGTCTTTACTTTATCACCTTCCTTAGCTACTACTACATGAGATTTAGTAGGATGGTTAGGGGTTCGTTTAGGTTTGTTATAACCGCTAACTCCAGCACGTTGGAGACGCGAATCTTTTTCTTTCGCCATTACGCCGCCTTCTGTGTTTGTTTTGTAGTTTTTCTAGGTGGTGCTGTATCTTTAGCATTAAGTTCCTCTAACTCTTTAATCTTAGATTCTAGCTCTTCAAACTTCTTGTTGACCTGCTCTACTATCTGAGTTAGTTCTGTACGTGTTACGACCATCAATTTATCCTTGTTGTAGTCTAAGGGGTTGACTTGGTTGCTGTGGTTGCTGTGGTTGCTGAGGTTGATTCTTTAGGTCAATCTCTTTCTCTTTCAAGAATGTCTGAGCAATCTTCATACGACGCTCAAACTCCTTGTCCTCTTGGTCGCCTGCCTTCAGGTTAGCAGTGACTGCCTTAATCTGGTCAATCTGTAGCTCCTGTGGGGCAAGCTGTGTCTCTACAGCAATCTTTTGCGCTCTAGCAGTAGACTCCTGTGCCTGACCGTTAAGTGCTGCTGTCTGTGACTGCTGGAAGGCCATCTGTGCCTGTGCAGCCGCTTGTTGCATCTGCTGTTGTTCTTCAGTAGGCTGTGAGGCTTGCTCTGCCTGAGCCAACTTAGCCATTAGTTCTTCACGGTTAGACAGGTTCATGTTGTCAATGATTGACTGAATCAACGTGTTGTACAGTGGAGACTCTGCTGGCATGGTTTGCAGTAGTTGCACAAGTTGCGTTACTTCATACTCACGGGCAATGATACCTAGAGTAGACGTAGTGTTAAACTTGTAGTCCTTGACAGGGTAGTTCTCTGGGTCAAACTGCATGTAACGACAAGCAGCCTTCTTAACAAATGGGATTAAGAATGACTGCTGGAAGTTAATCAAAGTACGCTTATGACGCTTAATGATTGCACCAAGGGACATACTAATACCAGCAGCCGTAGCGTCACCATTGATACTACCGGGGATACCAGCAGAGTCAATAGCGCCTGTAGACATCTGAACCATCTTTTGTAGTTCTGCTGCCTGTGCAAATGTAATCTGACTAACCTGACCAAAGTTAAATGGATTTAGCACAGACTTAGGGTCGCCATTGGTCAAGATGATCTTACCGGGGCGTACCTCTGGCCTAGAGCCTCTAGGAAGCCGTGTAGCGTCCATAGCCATCATTGGGTGTACTGTCAGGGCTAAAGCATCAATACGTGCACGTAGCTCCGTATCAAGAGCCTTTTGGCTGTTGTAGCCCTTCTCACATACACCACGACCCCAGAACCTACCGGGCACTACATCCCAAGGGAATGCTACTACAGGACGATCCTGCATCATGTATGGGTTAGCTTCTGCTTTTAGTAGGATGCCTCCATTAGCGACAACCACAATAGCTTCCACGTAATAACTGGCATTCTCATTTTCCTCTGGTTCCTCTACTTCAATATCAGCAATGTCTTCATCTTCATCAAGCAATGCTTCCTTCTCGCCAATCTCCAGTAGATAGCGAGGCACAAGACCGTAGTACTTAGTTAGGCGTACCTTGTCATCATCATAGCTTGTTAGGTCTTGGTCTGGCTCTAGATCGTAGTCACTAGCCGCCTGACCTACGTATACGTTCCTGTAGACACCTTCTTCCTGTAGCTGCTGTACCTTGTGTCGTGGCACAAACTCATCCACAGCAACGCCTATAGCGTCCTCAATGGACGTAGCTACTGGGTCAATTAGGAAGTTTTGAGGCATTACAGGGCGTAGTTTGACTACAGTACGGTCTGTTACGTTAACACCTACTGCCTGTAGCTGTCCGTCCATGATAGGCTGTGTAGCAGGAGCCATCTCTTTGACTTCCTCTAGCACTACTTCAGCTACACCAGTA